GCCATATCTCAAACTCTAAATGATCTGAATCTACATTTTCTAGATCCATTCTGAAAGCTCTTCCAGCATTACATGCTTAGGTTTTGCTCCAGTAATAGTTTTTACTGGCTTCCCCGACTTAAATAATACCATATAAGGGATAGAAGTTACAGAGTATTCTGCTGATTTTATAGGATTTTCATCAACATTTAGTTTTCCAACCCATAATCCACGCTCATTTGATATCTCATCTAGTATTGGAGAAACCTTTTTGCATGGTCCGCACCATGGTGCCCAAAAGTCGATAAGTACTAAATTATGAGTTTTTAGTACATTATCAAAACTTTCATCTGTAACTATCAATCTAATCTCCTTTTAATTCATCCGCTGCATCATTGAATTTATTCATAAATGTTTGAATAACCCACAGTGCTGTCTCACCAGCATTTGTAGACATGGCTTTTGACGCTTCTTCTGTTCTATCTTCAATAGCGAGGGCGTTGTACCATTTCTGGTACAACTCCTCACCAATCTCCTTGATTATTTCTTCAAGGATAGTCAGCTTACTATCCATTGATTACTTTGCTCAACTTAAACAGATAAACATTTTGCCCATAAGAGTTTTCTACTGGGTCAGAGGCCGTCTTCATCAATGAAATAAGCTGTGCTGATGTTAATGTAGGCTTTGTAGTCTTAAGGTGTACATATTTTGCAGCAATTACCTGAACAGAAACAGATGTTCCATAAGAATATCCGCTAACATTTCCAGGATAAATAGTTGGCTGCTGGATTTCACCCCATAGATCTACAAGGTTTACATCATAGTTGCTTGTTAAAGAAACTTGAGGCTTATCTAGATTAAGAGTTTCAACTCCACCGACTGCAATTGATTGGCTAATACATGCTGGCCATTCAATCTTGCCTGTCATATTTGGATTTCCAGCACTATTTCCAGAAGGGAAAAATACTGGTACACCAGAGTTATTTAAATTAGAAATTACTGCATCAAGTGGGGTTGCAGAGCAATACGCAGTTCCTGCAGGTCGCTTAATAACTGGAGCATTTGTAGCATGTGCTGATGCAACTGCTACAATATTGTACTTAGCCTTGTTGTTATTAACCCATGTTAAAGCATTTACAAGAGTGTTTAAGCCGTAAGTTTGCTGTCCGCCTTTTGTTGTGTTACCAACAATTCTAATAAATACAATATTAATATTTGGGTTAGATGCAATTGCTGCAGAAGCCATTTGTGTTCCATGGTTAAAATTATTTGTTGCTAGAAACTTCATTGGCAATACAGAAGACCCTGGGCCTTCCATGAAAGACTTTCCGTTAGGGCAAGAAGGCCAATCAAGTATGCATACCTCAGCAACTAGTCTTGACTTAATTGATGGGATTGATGTGTCTAGCGCTGTGTCTAAAATAGCCAATGTTGGGACAACTGTTTTTGGCTTTAGGTTTGCCTGTGCAGGCATTGTGGTGATAGCGAGTGTGCTGGCGATAATTGCCATAGTTATTAGTTTTTTCATAAAGCTAATTCTACTAAATTCAGCGCTGCTTGTCAATAGACTATTAATTTTGTGTTGGGTTCTTGCGTGGATACCATTTACCAGAATCCATGTTTCTTGCTTCCGCCGCTTGTACCTGAGTATTAATTACGTTGCTCATAATCTCATGCATTATATCTAATTCAATTCTAAGCTTAAATAGCTCAAGCTCTAGCATATCAATTCTTCTTTGCGATCTCATATTTATTCTTCTCTATCCAGTGGCGTTGGCGCCGTTGCTAGTGTGCCACAATTAGCACACTCCATGTCTAAAAAGTACGTTGCAATTTCACAATCCTCAAAAAGAACTTTAAGGTTCCATATTTCACAACCGCATGGACACACATGTGTTGGTACACCTCTTACGTCCATTGAGTGAGAATAGTCTGGTCTTAAGTCGTTGATGTCCATTGTCTAAGTATACACTAAACTTGAATATATGTATAGGGAGCAGACACGCTCATGTTAAACTCAGTTGCTGCTTCTAATGCTGCTTTAAGTCTTAGTCTTGGGTTTTTTTGATTCTTTGTTGCATGAAGTGCGCCTAATGCTATCTGTCCGCCGCTACCTTCTGCCATATAGTTTACTATGTTTTCTCCAACATGAAAGTCTTCATCTATAGTAAAGATTCTACCTTCGAGTCCTACTATAAAAATTCCACCAGTGTCTTCCTCAGAGGATGATCCAATGCTTCCATATCCATGCTCTTTAAATGCAGCCTTAACCGAATCAACAAACTTAGTTCTCATAAACTTATCTAATCCAGAATTAGTTTTTGTTGGTGTATATTTTGGTGGAGTCCACATGTACTGAAGAATTTGCCCCATGCGAAATGAATCTGTAAATGCAATAGCATACTGACCAACTTTAAAACACTTTGGTTCTTTTCTTGCCAGGATCCAACCAGTTTTTTCGTCAGAGGCAGCATGGTCTGATGCCATATAAACGACACCACCCTGGGCAATTGCAACAATACAAGTCATATTTCTATTGTACTATTTTAATTATTCTGTGTCCAGTATCTCATGATATTCTAAGTGATTTAATTGATTAATTACATTATCTAATTCAGACTTCATTTCAATTAAATCCTGGATGGCTTTATAATATTTGTCTTTCCACTCAGTTAATTCTTTCTCTAATTGATATAACTCAATCTTAAGATCTTTTATATCTAACCTAAGCTGGTCTTTTTCTTTCTCTTCCCGCCTATTTTTTTCTTTTTTGCCGTCTCTAATACCAGCAACGATGGCGGTACCAAAACCACTTAAGCTTGCTGCTAATATTGAAACCACTATGGTGATATATGATATTTCCATTATATATCATATTATACCTTATATTTAATCTAAACTAATAGCTCAGATGCTGAAATTTCTGTACCGATATATCTTTTTTTCTGTATAAAATCTTTAACATACTCATGTCCATTTTGTCTGCCAGCAATTAATACTACCCATCTAGGCTCAAACTTGTTGTCTATACATGTTTGACACAAGAACAAGTTAATTGTTAATAATGATGATTTTCTTAAGTTCAATTTATTCTTTGTCTTGTTACATGAATAACAAAATATCTTTTCACTCATTCAAAAACCTCTTCGCATTCTGTTGCTTTAAAAAAACGACTTACATCAAATCTGATGTTGTCTCTTGAAAATAGCCCAGCAAAATCTTTTACTAGGCTCTTATACTTGTCCTCTTGCATATCACCTTTATATTTTAATATGATACCTTCTGCCTTTATGTAGTCTTCTCTTACAAATGTACAGTCTCCTTGAGTTCCGCCAGATGACCTACGAAGTACCTTTTGTGCAAGTTGTCCCCCTGGGCCATACATTGTTACAGTTAGATATTCTTTTGCAAATCCCCAGTCTGTGTATTTATTATAAGCTTCGGTTACATCAATTGGGCCGTTGTAATGATAAATTGATCTAGCTGGGCTTTCTCCATCTCTTGCAATAGTTAGCATATAGTGGGTGCTTCCGTTTGAGTTTTCTTTTAAAAAGTTGTCGACTACGGAAATATGTTCTGACTTTAATTCGTTCATGCCATTGGCCTTCCTTCAAGCTCTACTCTAACCCCATATGACTCAAGTAGCTTTTTTGCCCTAGACACATAGTCTATAGCTTTTTCTTTTTCTATACCATCAAATTGAATAAAGTTGTCTTCATATAGTCTTAATGCTAAAAACTCTGGGTACTCCACAACATCCATGAGCAAAAACATTGGCTTTTTTAGTTCCCATAACTTTTTTTTCATTTCTAGATTATAAAAAACTGGTTTATTTGGCTCACCAGTCCATTGATTCATTCCATACTTAAAATGATTATTATCATAAACATTAGACATTTTGTTTTGCCTTAATCTGTTTCCATACTTCTTTTGTTTTGTGTGCATTTTTCATTTTATCCATTAAGCCAGATGACAAAAATACTCCGCCCCAAACTCCGTATTCATTATTCTTTACCCCAGCATCACTACACATTAACATAACTGGGCATGATAAGCAACACTGATCTATAGCCTTAGCCATATTAACATCAGACTCGTATTTATCAAAAAATAAATTTGTTTCCATGCCATTACAGGCAGCTAAATGCCACCATCTTATTGATTGCTCATCTGAATCTAATTCATTTAAAATATTTGACATACTTTAGCGGAAGAGTCCATGCCCCTTTTGAATTAACTGGAAACTCATTAGCGATTCCCCAGGAATTATTTTTATAAACGCCCTTGGTGTCAAAATATCCGCTATTATTTTTCTCCCAAACAATTAAATTATAATTGTTCCAGTATAAATCAAACTTATTCTTAGGAATTTTGTTCCTTAGAATTTCTACTCCGTTTTCATATAAATGTAGCATCTGTCCAATTTGTCTTTTTTATACCTATATATTATTATACAGGAAGTTGGTAAAGCTTGTCAACTATTTTATTAAGTTATCCTGCAATATAATTAGGATGCTTTGGATTTAGTAAAGATAATTCTCCATCCAGTGCGGATTGAATTGCAGCCTTAACGACTTCATATTCTTCCCAAAATATCTTTACAGATCTTCCAGGAGCCATTGATAGTGATGCATTAACTGATGCCGCTTGGTCTTTAACCATTTTTTCGTGGTCATATGTAAGAACCTGGCAATTAAAATTCTTTAAAAAATATCCATCTCTATCAAAGAGATACTTCTCATAATTTCCTGACATTTTAACTCCTCCGTCAAATCCGAGGTTTAGCCACCAAGAGTAGTGGTCGTCTGTTTTGTGAGGGATGCCATTTTGTTCATTATAATTAAAAATATGCTCGGACTGCCCTGCAATAGTTTTCCAGAAAGTATGAGGCTCACCATAAGGCTCTCCTATTCCGTTGTGCCCTGGAGGTGATCCTACCGTTGCGGAAACTAGATCGTTTGGATTTGAATGAGTCATTTCTGAATATTCAAAAGTAGTGTTATAAACTTCTTCGCTATATACCTTAGAGTCCATTCCACATGTAATCCCTTTAGCAAATTTTTCTGGCTTATGATTTGACTTTGTAATACCAGCGCCACAAAAATCGTTGGTAGGTACCCCAATAACAGAGAATCCTTGATCTTGGTATTTATCTTGTAGCCATTGCATAACTTCTAGCTGGTTTGCATTTCCGCATCCAACAGTTGTGTTTGTAAAGAAAAGAACCTTGCCTTGATACTTTTTAAGGAAGTCTTTTTCTCCACTTGCTGACTCAAGACCTGAGTCCCAAATTGGCCAAGTCATTGCAAGTCTTTCACCTCGCTCAAGGTTGTGCTTTTCAATTTGCTCTTGAGTTAAAACTACTTCTTTCTCTTCTACTGCTATGCTCATTTTTTTCTCCCTTATTTCTTAATTTTTATTGATTAAAGATTTTGTTCCATTTAGTAATTCTTCTATGTGTCCACAGACAACTGCATACTCTTCCTCAAAAAGCTTATACGATCTTCCGTGGCCTGGGCCTGGTGGAACTTTTTGTTTGTGAGAAACCATTAGTATGTGATCTGGTGCAATTTCAATTCTTCCACCTTCACCAATCTGGACTTCATTTTTACGATCAATTCTAGAGTACTCTGCCCCTAGGTCACCATATGGAAGTCCCAGTTCTTTTAGCAGGTTATCCTTTAATGTTTTTTCAACATCTAAGTTTAAAACTGAAGGAGGATAGTGCTTTGCAACATATCCGTCTTTGTCTACTAAATATTTTTCAAAATTTGCAGCCATTGTTTGGCCGTTATAAAATCCTTGACACAACCACCATGAATAGTACTCTTTTACTGGCTTATGTATTCCAAGCTTCACAGCCTCATCCCAATTTGCCTCAGCATGCTCAGTAATAACTTTATATATTTCGCTTGGTTCTTGGAAAGGTTGATCAATTCCATTAAGGTCTCCAACAGTTGCAGTGTTTGGAACAGAATTTACTTTTTCTGAATACTTAAATGTGGTTCCGTATACGCCTTCTCCATATTTTTGAGAATCAAGACCTTCAACAAGTCCTTGAGACCATTCTCCTTTTGTTACTCCAGGTCCACAATAGTCATTTGTTGGGAGGGCAATTATTTCAAATCCTCTATCTTTGTATTTTGCATGCAGCCATTCAAGAACTTCAAACTGATTGGCAAATCCACAACCAACGGTTGTGTTTACAATCATAGTAACTTTTCCTTTATATTGTTCCATAAAGTTAGGTTCACCAGTTGCTGATTTTAAGTCTACGTCGTATATTGATTTCATTTCTTGTCCCCTTTTATTTTTATTGATGCAATTTTTACAGACTTGACTTCATCGTCTGTGCCAAATACATCCGAGATGTATTCTTTTGCATCATTTTCATCAAAAGCTTCTACCTCTGCTGAAATTTCTAGCTTAATCAAATATTTATTCATTTACTTTGATACAGTATATCCGTTTTTAGTTAATAAATCAATTGCAGCTTTAACTTTAGGGTCTACCTTTGCTGGGATCTTTTGTGCAGTGTCTTTTGATGCCGCCGCCTTCTTTGCTGGAGTTGCTGAAGCGCCAAACTTTGGTCTTCCAAACCCAACAATAGAAATTAAAACTCCAGCTTTATTTTTCTTGTATGCACGAAGCTGTTTGCAAACTTCTCCGCCATTTCGTTGGCTTCCAGACTTCTTTGAAGAAGTGTTGCCTTCTATACACCAAACAGTTCCATCCTCATTGTCTTTAACAACAATACCTACGTGAGAAATTCTATCGACGCCATCTGAAGGGAAATCAAAATACGCTATATCTCCTGGCTCTGGATCTGCAACATCTACATCAATCCAAGCACCAGCTTTTTTAAATGCTGCTGCACCTCCTGGTGTGTAAACAGTATTAGGAATCTTTACGCCAGATTCTGACCCGCACCAGTTTACGAAACTTCCGCACCATGGTTGGAAGTTTGCTTTCATGAAAGCGCCGTACTTAGTTTCATTATCTTTTGGACCTTCAATAGTCCCAATCTCTGCTGTAGCAACTTCAATTAAACGAGCTGCTGTTCCTTGTTCTGCCATAGTTATTTCTCCTTAGTAATTTATTAAAATGGTGGTTGAGGCCATACTATGTAGTAAGGGAAGCCCTCTTGTTTTTCAATGTCTATTAAATCTTGACGATAACTCATCAATGCACTGCGCTGTTCTGCGTTGTAAACTTCCCAATTTTTATAGTTCTGAACTCTCTCCATTAGGTTTGCAAGCAAGCCGTCTCTAACAGAAGTTTCAATACTTATAGCCAGTTCTCTATCGTTGCCTGGTGGATGGGAATTATTGCCTGGTGGAGTAGGTAGAGGTGCAAATGGATCTTCCACTACTTATCCCAATCTGTATCAACTGGTTGCTCTTCTGGCATTGCGCCATCTGGCTTTGCTGCTAAACGAGCTGCAGTTGCATCAATTTCTGCTTCTAATTTTTTATCTGCCTGTGTGTTCTTTGCATCCATTTCCTTGTTAGCCAACTGTGCTGACATGATATCCTTAGCACCAGATTGACCAATCAATAGGCCTG